CAAAATGCTAAATCGTTCGACTCTACACTCGCTGTAACAGCTGCGGAATTTCCAAAAACTATTAAGTTAGTTGGGAATGCTGCTAGCCGTTTATACGAAGCGTACAGAAGACTTAAGCGATTCGATGTCTTTGGTGCTATTAAAGCATTAGGACTCGACGCGAAAGGTGTTAAAGAGGCGGAATTACTCCGCAAACTAAGTAGATCTTCTAAAAACTACAGTCGTAAGACTGGTAGGAACAAGTTCGCAGAAAATGCGTGGCTTGAACTCCAATATGGTTGGATGCCTCTAATTCAAGAGGTAAACAATGCTATATCGGATTTGAAGAAGGCAGACGGGCAATCCAAACTGATAGTTACTGTCAGATCTCACGGTTCATACCGAGGTGAGCATTCTAAACCAAGTTTTGGTGCAGAAGCTACTAAGGGTGAAATCGAAGGATCTAGCTATAATATCAGCGTTGGTTATTGCGGGTATTTCGGAGTTACCTCTGAAATACTACATAACGCAGCATCTTTAGGCATTATAAATCTCCCTGCAGTTGCATGGGAGCTTTTGCCTTTCAGTTTTGTCGTCGATTGGTTTGTACCAATCGGTGATATGCTGAATAGTTTAGATGCAATGGCTGGCACTACTTATTTATATGGATGCAAATCCACACGAATAACTAATGTCGTCAAATACCGTTATCCGGCTGGGGCAATTTATTTCAGGTCTAGAGGTGATTACATACTCGATAATGACGGTACTCTAGATGTTCTAGAGGATTCGTTCAATCGAGAAGTAATTACTTCGCCACCTGCTATAATTGATATGTTTAGAGTGAAGCCGCTTGAAAAAGCGTTTAGCCCTAAACATAGTATCAGTGCAATAGCCTTACTATCTACTATCCTAAGATAACTGGATATTAAGTAGTAAGTTAACAGGGTGTTTTAGCACCCAAATGAGCAATCCTGCTCGAACCGTCGAAAGATGGATCATCTTCCTTTTGGAGATTCTTATGCCGCAGATAAGCGACATTGTCCTATATGATGGACAGGCAACACCCGTTGCCCAAACCTTTAAGCCAACCTCAGTCGAAAAAGACTTGGTAACCCTTCATGAAAAGTCAGACCCTAACGGGTACGGCATGATTGCAGGTTTTCCAGTCCTTTCTATTTCTCGTCGTCTTCCGACAGCGAGTAATGGAAACTATAAGGTTGTTGTTAAGCTTAAAGTACCGATCGTTGAGGTGCCTACTGGCACTAATTCAGCCGGGTTCCAATCACCTTCCAAGGTGATTGCAACATGTACCGCAAATCTGGAATTCATCATTCCAGAGATAGCTATCGATGCCAGTAAGGCAGATCTGTTCGCTTATGCGCAACAGGCTCTTGCCAATTCTGAAATCGAAGATATCGTGAAAAATGCGTCGTTTTTATATTAAATTAGCAGTTGAAGTGCTCTTGCGAGTGCTAAAACTTTTATGGCCTATTAAGAAATAGGTCACTAATTTATAACTATTCATTTTTCTGAGGTACACTTACTATGAAACGGATTAAACACAAGTCTAATCCTGTGGACGGCTTTCGTCGTCCACTACCTGAGCTATCTTTCGATAAACTCAGGGATTCTCTTTGCCCCTTCTTTGAGGCAGTAGATACACCGACATCCTTAGGTTTATGGTTATGTCTTAAGTATGGTGACGCTAACGCGTACCTTGCTTACGATATTAACCCTCTAAATTACCTCAACGCTTACGCGTTTAGGATGGATTATCAGTGTGCTAAGTTACTAGCGAAGTATCCCGGTCTTCCGACCGGTATCAATACTAAGTTAGTAGCAGAGAAGACGTTCATAGATTGCGAACGGCATTGTCGAGAAATTAACTCAGACATCATCCGATATGGCTTCTTCCAACGGCTAAACAACCGTAATGGAAGCGAAGAGCGCGCTGTAATTCACAGTGCGATTCGAAAAATAAGCAATATTCTTGGTGATGCCCCTGCGTTAACTGATCTACAATGTTCGTTCGGTCCCGGTCTCAACGTTGGTTTATCAAATAATAATACATCATTACATGATAAATTAATGGCAAGACCAACTGTCACAAAAACTCTTGACGCGCAGCTTTCCCTTTCAGGGCAGCTACACCCGGCTTGGGATAGTATACACTGTGAAAACAGTAGTATACCTTCTGTTCCATTTACGTTGCTTTCGCAACGGCAAGTGGTACCCGGTAGCCGATTGAGTTTTGTGCCCAAAAACGCTAAAACAGATCGCCCGATTTGTGTGGAACCGTTAATTAACGGTTACTATCAGTCAGGCATTGGATCAGCAATAAGGACCCGCTTGCTAAAAGCAGGTTGCAACTTGAGAAGTCAAACTAGAAACCAGCGTCTTTCCCGATATGGGAGTATAACAGACGGATTGGCTACAGTTGACCTTTCAAGTGCTTCAGACACCATAAGTTATATGGTGGTTATGAACTTATTACCAGATCCCTGGTTTAGTCTCCTCGATAGTACGCGAAGCCCTAGCTTTACCTATCAAGGTAAAGATTATCCGTTAGAGAAAATATCCTCTATGGGTAACGGCTTTACTTTCGAACTTGAGTCTTTAATTTTTCTGACTCTCGCTCGAAGTGTCTGTGAGCAGCTAAAACTGCCTGCAGACCAAGTAAACACTTATGGTGATGATATAATCATTCCTAGTGCTGCGTATGACCTACTTCACCGAGTGCTAGCAATACTCGGTTTCGTGGTTAATGAAGAGAAATCCTTTTCACATGGTCCCTTTAGGGAATCATGTGGATCGGATTGGTTTCTTGGTACTCAGGTACGACCGCTTTTTCTAAAGGATATTCCTTCACCAGCTAAATTAATTAGCTGGTGTAATACTATACGGCGGCAAGACACTTTTGGTGTCGAACCGCTTTATGTATTATGGATGTCCCTTCGAGCCCTTGTTCCAAAGCCCTTCCAAAATCTGGAAGGGCCCGACGATCAAGGTGACGGTCACTTCGTTGTTGCGTTGTCTGAATACGGTCATAACCGTAGTCACAGCCGACATAAACGTGGGTGGGAGGGCGTTGGTTTTAATACCATACGCACCTCACCCAGGCTATATCGAAACAAAGGTACTGCAAATTATGCAATAGCATTGTATAACGCGCAAAACCCGAGTGAGTCGCAAACCATTGTCCCAAGTAATTGGGATGGTGTGTCCATACGACGTGGTAAAGTCCGAGACTATCTGACTAGGTCTTTCGCTCATTGGAAAGACATTTCTGCATGGTAACTTTTTACCTGCTTCTGAGTCGAATTAGTTGCCGCCATTCTTTAATGACGTAGCTAATAC